ATTCAAGTTTCATACATGTAATGAGATTCCTGAAACAGCTAAACTACTTTCTTATGGATTAGATTTTGGGTTTGCATCTGATCCTAGTTCAATGTGTGCAACTTACATAGATGGTGATAACATGTATTCTAAGGAGCTTTTGTATAAGAAAGGATTAACTAATCAAGATCTAGCTTATGAGTTTGTTAAACTGGGTTTAGATAGAAGGGATGAGATCTTTGCAGATAGTTCAGAACCAAAATCAATAGAGGAGATTCATAGAATGGGATGGAACATAAAAGGGAAGAAGAAATATGAGATCAATTATGGAATAGACCTGATCAGAAGATACAAGCTGTATATCACAAAGGACAGTACTAATGCATTGAAAGAATTAGAAAGCTATAAATACATAGAGGATAGAAATGGAGATCCAACAAACAAACCAGTTGATAAGTTTAATCACTTCTGTGATAGCTTAAGATATTCTGTAGTTCATAAACTATCCTATCCTAATTATGGGAGGTATGCTATCAAATAAAAAAAGGAGGGAGATCCTAAGACCTCCTCTCCTGTCATTAAACTAAATTGATATGAAAAAAAAACACTACATTGAATCTACTAAAGACATAAGGATGACTAATCCCATTGCCATGATCCAAAGTAATACTGTTATTAACCAAATTGGTAGTTTAAAATAGTCTTGTAATTCTTTTAAGTCTTTCATATTAATAGTTTAAGTATTCACAATTTAACATTATCATATCATCAGCAATTTCTCCCTCCATAAGATCTTTCATTGAATATGGTGCATCTGAATTGCTAGGATCTTCTAAATCATGCATCCTTCCTAACAAACATATTAAGCCATCCCAATTTCTAAATCCATGATTAAGGTCAATGACATCTGAAAATTCATGATCAGAATGTTGAAATCCTTTACTAATATATATACCAATTCCTGATTGAATTAGCTTTCTGTTAGATTTAAACTGTGGTATTCCAACTATAGAAATACCATAGTTAGATTCTAATTCTTTTGTTGAATTGAAATACTTTTTATAGTCAATATCCCAATCACTTTTACCATTAGTTCTTTTTATTAGATTATCTAACTCTGAGTAAGGGAAACATCTTTTAGTTTGTTTGTTACCTTCCCAGTCTGTGTATGTATAGAGTACTACCTCTACATCTTCTGTTTTTGAAGTTTGTGTTTTTTTCATACTGTAAATATAATACATTATTATATAACTACCAAACTTCTTGAAAACTTTTTTTAAAAACTTTTATGATATTGTATTATATAGGTATGGAAATAGAGGTAAAAGTGCCTGAGAACTTATCTGAAATAACTCTAGGACAGTATCAGAAATATCTAGAGATACAAGAAGGAGATAATGATGAGATGTTTATAGCACAGAAAATGATAGAAATCTTTTGTAATATAGAGCTTAAATATGTTACTAAGATGAGATGGAAAGATGTTCAAGAGATAACACTAACATTAAGCAACATGTTTGATGAGGATAGTAAGTTCACTAAAATGTTTACTCTTGATAAAGTTCAATATGGGTTTATTCCAAACTTAGATGAGATTACATTTGGAGAATTTGTAGATCTAGATACTTACTTAGGAGATTGGCAACAAATGGATAAGGCTATGTCTGTTCTATTTAGACCAGTAGATATAAATGTCAGAGGAAGATATAACATAAAGGAATATGATGGCAGTATGAATGAGCATCTAAAAGAAATGCCTTTATCTATTGCATTAGGTGCTGTTTTTTTTTTGCTGAATTTAGGGAAAGAGTTATCTCAAGTTATGATGGACTATTTGGACAAGGGAATTCTGAAGGATCATATACAAGTCAAGGAGGGTTTAATGCAAAATGGAATTGGTATTCATCATTTCACACAGCAGCTCAAGGAAACATTGAAAAGTTTGAATATATCTCAAACCAAACTGCACATAAAATCCTAATGTATTTAGAATATGTTACAGAAAAATCAATATTAGAAAATCAAAAATTAAAGAAAAGTTATGGCAACAAGTGATAAAGGAATAAGAGGATTTTACTTAGTATTAACAACAATCAAAGATGAGCTGTTGTCCAATCCAAGTATTAAGACTTGTACATTTGGAGATATAACAGATATTGATCTACAGAAACAAACCATATTCCCATTAGCTCATATCATTATTGAAGGAGCTACAAATGCAGAAAAGACATTACAGTTTAGTTTTACAGTTCTTACAATGGAGCAGGTTGATACAAACAATCAATATGATGAGGATATATTTACTGGCAACACAAACATCCAAGATATATTAAACACACAGCTATCAGTTTCTAATAGAATGGTTAGCAGACTTAGAATAGGAACATTATCACAAACTGGTTATGAATTAGTAGGAGATCCTACATGTGAACCTTTCTTTGATAGATTTGAAAACATCTTAGCAGGATGGGCAACTACTTTTACAGTACAAATATTAAATGATATAAATGCTTGTTAATGGACTTTAATAAAACAAAGACAGCACTACAAGATTTTGGAAAGAATGTAGTTATTGCTGCAAGAAAGAATCTAAAAAAGAAAAGGATTAGAAGAAATGGAAAGTCATATCCTTTAGTAGCATCAGGACAATTAGACAGGTCAGTAGATGATAAGTTAAAGGTATCTAGTAATTCATTTCAATTAGAGTTTATGTTTGCTGATTATGGAGCTTACTTAGATGCAGGGGTTGATGGAAAGAAAAAAAAATATGGACAAAGAAAGTATGGATTGAAAACATTTAGCTATAAGACTAAGATGCCTCCTATAGCATCAATATTAAAATGGACTAATAAGAAAAGGTTAAGATTAAGAAATAAAGAAACTGGAAAGTTTATGAAAGGTGGACAGCAGAGTTTAGCTTTTCTAATAGCTAGATCTATTTTTATGTATGGTAAAAAGCCATCATATTGGTTTAGTGATGCATTTGAATCAGCTTATAAAAAACTACCTCAAGAACTAATAGACAAATATGCTCTAGATGTAGAATCATTTTTAGACTATACAACAAACAAATAATATGGCAAATTACTTATCAAGACTTAGAACTCCTTTCTTTATAAATCAAACATCTACAGTTACATCAGGAAGTGCTGACTTAACTATTACAATTAATAGTGTTGATGTTTATGTAATATCAAAAAACACTACATCAGATTCAATATCTTTTGAGGTTTCTGAGTTGATTAGAGATTATCTTAATCCTACATGGGATGGTGTATTTCCATATTCATCAACAACTAATGACAGCTTTGTAGTAAGTGCAAGTATTAAAATTGAGTTTTATTTAAACACAAAAGCAACAAGAGCTACAAATGCTCAAGCAGGATCAACAGATACTCCAATATCAGGACAAACAGTAAATCATACAATGTATGGATTTGATGCTTACTCAGAATTTTTAGAAGGAGTAAACCATGAATTAAATTATGGTCAATTATTACAAACAGCAACTATAATGTATTTACCTGAAACTGGAAATGCATACATTCCTAAAATGATAGATACAGCTAATCCAGTTCCTGCTGCTGCAGTTGAATATGTTACTGTAGCTCCATCAGATACTGTAAAAACTATTGGAGGAATCCAGGTTAATATTGTAAGAATATGTGAACCAGTTTATCAATATATTAAAGTTGTTTTTGTTAATAAATTTGGAGGATTACAAATGTTCTATTTTAACAAAAAGAATATACTAAGTTTAAATGTTACACAAGAGAATTATGATTCAATGTTAATGAGTGCAAACACATATTCAAATACTAATCATCAGAAATATGTTTACAATAAACAAGGATCAGAACAAATAACATTAAATACTGGTTATGTAGATCAAGGACAATTTGAAACAATTAAGCAATTAATGCTATCAGAACAAGTATGGGCTGAGATTGGGACAACAATATATCCAGTTAATGTTATAACAAATTCATTAACTAAGAAAACAAAAGTAAATGATAAACTTGTAAACTACTCAATAAATGTAGGGTTTGCATATGATGTGATAAATAGTGTTAGATAATGAGCAAATTTCAATTATATATACAAGATCAAAGAGTAGAGCTTTTTGATGATGAGAGTGTTAGTTTAACTCAGACAATTCAAAACATTAGAGATATTTCTAAAGTCTTTACAGATTTTACAAAACCTTTTACTTTACCTGCATCTGATGTTAATAATAAGATATTTAAACACTACTACAGATTCAATTTAGTTCAAGGTTATACTTTTGATGCTAGAAAAAAGATAAGTGCTAAGATAGAGCTTAATTCAATTCCATTTAGAAATGGTAAGATCAGACTAGAAGGTGTAAACTTAGTTAAAGGTAAACCTGAATCATATAGAGTAACCTTCTTTGGAAACACAGTAAACCTAAAAGACACTTTAAAAGATGATAAAATTACTGGATTAACATGGCTAAACAATTTTAATTTAGATTATGATGCTGCTACTATTCAATCAATTTTAACAGATCCTGAAGGTTATAAACACACAGCAGGTGGAACAGAATATACAGCAGCAGTAATAGTCCCATTAATATCTAACACAGTTAGACTTTGGTATGATAGTTCTCCAGTTACAAACTTTCCATATTTAAATTCAGATGAAGAAGTAAATATAGCTAATGGTGGAAATTTATATCCAACTAATCCATCAAGTTTAGGAGCTAATGATGTTCATGGTGTTTACTTTGAAGATTTAACTTATTCCATTAAAGCTCATCTAATTGTTAAGGCTATTGAAGATCAGTATGAATCAATAAACTTTAGTGATGACTTTTTTGATTTAACAAATGGATCAGAGGCTTACCAAAACCTATATATGCTTTGTCAAAATAAAGAAGGTAGAGTATTTGAAGATTTAGGAATAGCAGAAAGACTTATAACTGGACTTGCAACTGCATCAAGTAATCACATAGTTACAAATGATTCAAGAGTTATAGTTTATGGTTTGTTAAGAGATGGATCAGTATTAGGTCAATGGACAATTAACACACAACAAGCACATCCAACATTTACTGTTAAAATTAAAGAAGGAAATGACACTTTGTTTGAAAGAGAATTTTTAACATCAACTGGAACTATAGTTCAATTTTCTCAAATACTAACAAACTCAACACAAGGATATACTGTAACAATAGAAACAGAAACAGCATTTGACATAACAAGTGTAACATTTGAAGGAACTGATCCTAGTGGAAACATCTTAACATCTCAAACATCTGCAGCAATATCAATAACATTAACTAAGCAGTTTATCATAAGTCAAAACTTACCTAATATAAATGTTATAGATTTTTTAACTGGACTTTTTAAAATGTTCAACTTAACAGCTTATGAGATTGATGGTATTATTCATGTTCAAACATTAGAGAGTTATTATCAAGCAGGAGTGGTTAGAGATATAACTGAATATGTAGATCCTCAATCTATGACAATAGACAAAGCTCTACCATATGAAGAAATAGAGTTTAAATATAAAGATACTGGAGCAATATTAGGAGATCAACATGACCAATTAAGTTCAACAAGTTGGGGAGGTTTAAGTTATGTTGAAACTGGGGGGTTAGACAGTAATAGTGAATCATATAAAGTTGAAGCACCTTTTGCACATTTAAAATATGAAAGACTATCTGATCCAAATGGAGGTTCTAATTCACAAACAGATATACAATGGGGATGGATGGCAGATGAAAGTAGTGAACCATATTTTGAAGATGCTGTTTTATTTATAGGTAAGTATGTTTCATTACCAACATCTGAACCTATTAGATTTTTGCAGACTAAAAACAGTACTGGAGGCATAGTACCTATTAATGACATATGGATTCCATCTAATTCTGTGAGTTTTGATGCTGCAACTAATGCAGAAACTATCAATTTTGGATTAGAAATCAATGAATGGACAACTGGAAACAACTTTACAGAATCATTATTTGAAAAATACTACAGATTTTATATAGCAGGAGTGTTTAATCAAGCTAAAAGACTATCTAAAATAACAGCTAGACTACCTAAGAAGTTTGTTATTAACTATACACTAGCAGATATTGTTGTAATTAATAATGACAGATACAGAATAAACAGCATAACTACAAATCTTTTATCAGGATCTAGTCAATTAGAACTATTAAATGAGACAGTAAATGACACTTTAGCAACTCAGCCTGATGCAGGAGGAGAAGAAGGTCAGCCTCCTTCAACATCACCATCAACTAATGTATTAACATTATACCAATGTGATAGTCCTAATGCAACATTTGAATCATCACTTACTATAGCTGATTTAAACTTATCTAATAATACTAGAGTTGTTGATACATCAGGAAACACATTTAAAGTAACTGGTAACAATGTTCCTAATACACACACAATCAAAATTGTATCATCAACTGGATTAAATGGATGCCCATCAGGAGCTACACCTCCAACCACAAACTATTATGGCTTGAGAAGATGTTCAGATGGACAAACAAATTTAAGAACAGCATCAGCAGTAGGTAGCCCAACATATATTAATACACAGCAAGTTTTTGATGGAGCAGCACCTGCTGTTAAGTATGTAATAGAAAATGGAACAGCACAATCAACAGTACCATCTATTACAATAGCATCAACACCTAGTCCAGTTCAGTTAACATGTTCAGGAAATTCAACAACTAACTACTATCAATTAAATCCATGTTGTAGTGGAACATCTTATATAGGTTTTAGTTCTAACAGTTCTTTATCAGGATCTAGGCTATACAATAATCAGACTTATGTAATATCACCAACATCAAATAGTGGGACTATTGATATAGACAGTTTACCAAATGCATCATGTGCTACTTATTATTATACTTTAAATGATTGTACTAATCAGTCAACAATAGTTCATTATGGTTACAGTAATTGTTCTAATTTAAGTGGAACTGAATTAACATACAGCTCTACATGTTATCATGTAGCAACAACTGCTAACACAACTGCAACAATAAATCTTGACAGTTTAAGTTCTTGTACTTGTGGAGGAACACCACCACCTCCTGCAATACAGTATTATACTTTACAACATTGTGATACAGCTTATGCATATGTCACAACAACAACAACTGATGATATTAGTTTAACTCAAAATGCAACACCTGCAAATGCATCTTTAGTTACAGATCAGAATGGGCAATGTTACACAGTAAATGGTACAACAACAGATCCTACAACTTTTGCAACAGACAGACAGTTAGGGGCAGTAAGTAGTGAGAACCAATTAGGATGTCCTGCAACTCCATGTACTCAAACTTTATACTATGCTTTACAAAAGTGTTCAACTGGTAATACTGGATTTATATCAACACAAACAACATTAGAGGCAAGTTATAACATAAATGATATGGTGCAAGAAACTGGAACACCTAGTGTTTTATATAAAGTTTTAGGCACAACTACAAGTGGAAGTGGAGTTAATATTTCAACATCAGCAGCAACACAATGTCCTGAATATTATACTTTGACACAATGTTACACAAATCAAACTGGTTACAGAACTGGACAATTTACTTCTGATATAACACTAAGTAATGGAGATAGAGTACAAGCTCCTGATGGAATGCCTTATACAGTTACTGGAACTGTTGGAGGAGGATTAGCAGATATTGGAACTGTAACAGATACTGGTCAGACTGGTTGTCCTACTATTGCATCAAACACACAATTCTATGCATTATCAAGATGTGCTGATGCATCAACTGGTTATTTATCACTACAAAGAGCAGCAGATTTGAGTTTAAATGTAAATGACACAGTTACAATTCAAGGAGGAGATAGGTATCAAGTTGTAGGAACAGATATATTAGCTAATGGATCTCAGATTGGAGCAATTACATCTGATGGAGGAAACAACTGTCTTACACCAATAACTCCACCTGTACCACCTTCAGGATCAACAAACTATGCAACATTTATAAGTTGTGATGATCCTACTGGAGCAACTATATCAGTTTATAGTTCACAAATAATTTCAACATGGTGGGTTGTTTCAGAGGTAGGTCAATTTGAATGTTACAGATGGTTAGATAATAATCAAGGAGTAAATCCAATAGAGTTGAATAATAGTAATTTTAATTTTTATGCTACTGAATCAACAGCAGGTGCAAACTGTTTAGATTGTCAATCAAATGTGCCAATACCACCTCCACCTCCACCACCTCCTGCTCCAAGTTGTTTCCAAGTTAATTTATACAAAGCATCAATAGCAGCAAATTTGTGTACTGAAGTAAACACTAGATCAGTTAATTTAAATGCTAGTACTTTAGCATCTTCTTCAGCAGTCTATGATGATACTGATTGTTTAACTTTAAAAACAGCAGACCAATATTACTCAAGTTCAGCAGGTGGAGTTTATTATTTTTGGAATGCATCAGCACAAACTTTAACTGGGCCATTTAGTTTAAATTGTCAATAATGAAAGAGATAAAAAACTTCCTTAGTAATAATGAATCTGAATATTTAATAAGGATGATAGATAAATATGCAGCTAAGTCTATGGTTGTAGGAGCAGGTGAGAAAATGAATGAATACAATCTATCAAGAACATCATATACAGCTAACTTAGTTGCTAATGATCCAACTGTAGAATCATTACACAAAAGAATTGCTAAGTATTTAGGTTTAAATATTAAAAAAGGTGAATCATTACAAGGACAAAGGTATGAAGCAGGGCAATATTTTAGAGATCACCAAGATTATTTCAAAGGAGATAGCTATCAAAGAAATTGTTTATCATCAGGCAATAGAACATATACTTTTATGTTGTATTTAAATCACAATTTTGAGGGTGGTTCTACTAATTTTCCACATTTAAAAAAGGAAATTAAACCTGAACAAGGAAAAGCAGTAGTATGGAACAATTTACAACATGGACATATCAATGAATACATGACACATGGAGGAACAGAAGTAACATATGGAACTAAATACATAATAACATCATGGTGGAGAGAGAATCAATGGGATGGAGCAGGTGATCAAAAAGAATATGAAAAAAAATTAAAAAGCAAACAATTAAGTATTATATAGATAGCATGTTAAAGAACATTATAGACTTATTACAGGTAGTAAATGGTGAAACTGAGAATATAAAGTTTGCACAAGGATCTAAATATCTACCTGACAACTGGAAGAAGGGTTTAAAGATTGCTAAAAGGATGGCTAACTGGGAAATAAATAAAAACAAATGAGTGTTATAAAAAAAATACAGTTACTTTTTGAAGTTGATAACAAAGAAGCTAACAAAGAGATCCAAGAAACTAATGATAAACTAAAAGATACTGCAACTGATATGGATGCAGTTGGTGAAACTGGTGATGCCATAACTGGTGGGCTAGTTTCAAGTTTTAAGGGTGTAGTAAAAGGTATAAAGACAGCAATCCTTAGCCTAAGAACCTTAAAAGGTGCTTTGATAGCAAGTGGTATTGGAGCTTTTGCTGTTGTTTTAGGATCTGTAACAGCAGCATTCACAAACTCAGAAGAAGGTCAAGATAGATTCAATAAGTTAATGTTAAGTTTTAATGTTATTGTAGGAAATTCTCTTGACATATTAGAGAACTTAGGAAAGTCAATAATAAGTGCAGGTAAAATATTAGGTAAAATTTTTACTGGACAAATAGGTGCAGCAGCTTTAGAGTTTGACAATCTTAAAGAAAGTGTAAGTGATACAGTTGAAGGGATTAAAGATTTTGGTAAAGAAACTGCAAAAGAAATTAAACAAGCAGAGTTGTTATCAGATCTAAGAGCAGCAGCAGATAAAGATGAAAGAAAATTAATAGTAGATAGAGCTAAAGCTGATAGAGATAGAGCAGAATTGTTAGAAAAAGCAGTTGATAAAACACAATTTGATACAGAGCAAAGAATTGGATTTTTAGAACAAGCAGGTGCTTTAGAAGAAGAAATAACAAACAAAGAAATAAAATTAGCACAAACTAGATTAGACAATCTTAAATTACAGAACAGTTTTGGTGCAAGTAAAAAAGAAGATTTAGAGGCAGAGGCACAACTACAATCTGAACTGATTAGACTTGAAACTGCAAAACTTACAAAACAAAAAGAAGTAACCAGTCAATCTATAGCATTAAGAGCTGAAGAACAAGCTAAGAAGGATGCTGACAAAGCTACTGCAGAAGCAGATAAACAAAAAGAGTTAGAAGATGAAGCTGCATTTACATTAGCACAAAGAGAGGCATTAGCTGTAAGTGAAGAAGAAAAAACAACATTATTAGTTACTAAAGCTCAGGAAAGATATGATGCTTTAATTGCACAAGCCAAAAAATATAATGGTGATGTTGAAGGTTTAGAAGAAGCTAAAGCAGAAGCTATAGCAGCTATAACTAAAAAGAGTGAAGATGATACTGGAGATATAACTGAAACTGGAGAAAAGTTTAAATCAGATACTGTTTTAAAATTTACAGCTTTAGCTTTAGGGTTTGCTACTGAGGGTTCAAATGCAGCAAAAGCATTAAGTATAGCAAATGCAATCATATCTACATATGCAGGTGCAGCAGATGTATTAGAAACTGAAACTACATTAATAGGTAAAATAGCAGGAGTTGCAACTGTATTAGCTACTGGGTTTGCACAAGTAAAAGCTATACAACAAACACAAATCCCAGTTCTAAGTGTTGGTGGTATTACAGCAGGTGGTGGAGGACAACAAGCTCCAGTACCTCAATTAGCTGCTCCTGATTTTAATGTAGTAGGTGCATCACCAATGAATCAATTAGCATCAGCTATAGGAGGACAACAAAAAGAACCAGTTAGAGCTTATGTAGTAGCTGAAGAAGTTACATCAGCACAAGAGTTAGAAAGAAATAGAATAAGAACAGCAGCATTAGGAGGTTCAGGCATGGCAGGGGGAATTTAATAAAAACATAAACAAATATATTATATAGATATGAAGATAATAGAATTAATATTAGATGAGGAATTAGAGTTCAATGGAGTTGATGCAATTTCCATTGTAGAGAATCCTGCAATTCAAAGTAATTTTGTTGCATTAAAAGATCAAGAAATTAAACTAGCAGAAGTAAATAAAGATAAAAGAATACTACTTGGTGCTATATTAATTCCTAACAAACCAATTTTAAGAAACAATGGAGAGGAAGATTATTATATATTCTTTTCAAATGATACAGTTGAGAAAGCATCACAGATGTATTTAAAACAAGGGAATCAACAAAATGCATCTTTAGAACATCAATACAGTTTAAAAGGTTTAACACTTGTTGAGAGTTGGATAGTAAATGATGAGATCTATGATAAGAGTAGATTGTATGAGAACACTAAACAAGTACCAGTAGGCACATGGATGGGATCTATTAGAGTAGATTCAGAAGAAGTATGGCAAAGCTATGTAAAAGAGGGGGTTGTTAAAGGTTTCTCAATAGAAGGCTATTTTGCAGATAAAAGTGAAAGACCTAAAGAAGGAGTTTCAGAAAAATTAGCAAAGAAACAAATAAATGATATTAAAGATTTATTTATAGAAAAGAATGGCAAGAAGTAAGTTTATTAGTTCTACAACTTTAGAAAGAAAAAAGGTTAGAAGAAAAGGTGTACATGCTAAATCTAAAACATCAAAAAATAAAGGATCAGA